GAGGGACCTACTGTAGGTTGACCTGTAGTAATACCAACGCCGATCAAAACATGTATTTCAGAAATAGTTGCTTGGCTAAGAACAGGCTGGCCTGTAACTATATTTTCGCCAACAAATGTTTCATCCTCTGCCATGTTTATTGCTGGCACAACAGGTTGGCCCGTAGTGATGCCAACAATAGCTATAGCTTGATTTTGAGTAATGGCTGAGGAACCAACTGTAGGCTGGCCTGTGACTATGTTGTCGCCAGCCAAGGCATTGACTTGAGAAACCGTTGCCGCGCCCACGACAGGCTGTCCTGTAGTAATGCCAACGCCAGACAGGGATTGAACCTGCGTGATGGCAGAAGAACCCAAGACAGGTTGGCCTGTAGTAATATTAACCCCCGTCAGGAGGAAAATGATTTCTGCCCCATCATCTGCAAGAGCGGAGGAGGCTAGAGGGGAAAGACCTAGCATATTATGTGGCCTCCTTTGGCTGCAGCATTGTCAGTGTGGCTCCACCTGTAGCACAGGCGGCGTGTTTTTACTCAGGCTTAGTGGGCCAAGTAATGTCAGTTGGAAAGCCAGCCTGCTGTGGGACACCTAGTAGGGCTGTCCTGTATGTAGCCCACTCAGCTTGTTTAGCTGCGGTAAGGTCTGCCCAGCGGAGTGCATTGCCTGCGACAGCATCAACCTCAAGTAACAGTTGGTCACGTTCACTGCGTACCTGTGCCGCTGCTGTTGCTGCTATTTCTTCAGCAGTTGGTGCAACGTAGGCTGCGAAGTCTGTACCAATTAGAGCCATGATTGCATCGTTGTTGACCGTCATGTCGGTGTCACTTGGGTCTAGTGTGTAAGGTATCCAGCCGTAGTGTGGATGGTTAATCTCTACATCCATACGAAGGTTGTCAGCCTGTAGAGATGCCGCATTACGGACTTCTGTAATTGTAATAGTCATTATACTGTCCTTACGAATAGAGTGCCAGATACGTTTGCGTTACTTGCAGTTGAACCGCCGTTATAGTAGCCTATGTTCCCCATAAGCCGCCAAGTTCCTGTCAAAGTAGAAGTACTAGACCCACTTGTACCACCACCCCCAGCATAAGTATTAGCTGTACGAATATTGCCTCCCGCAAAGGTAGCACCCCCATTGTGAACACCAAGCCCAGTATGAAATCCCAAGCAATAAGTCCCAACAGCGCCGAAGGCTGTACTAGAAGTAGGAGCCGCTGCCCAAGTTAGTCCACCAGTATTCCCTGACTGTGCTGTGAGCATGTAGCCGTTTGTCGGGGCGTTAGATACTTTTAAGTTAGCTTCATCAACTACATTGGATGCTATAGTCAAAGCGCCGGAGCCAGTTACTTCACCTGTATGGGTAGCGTTTCCAACTGTGTTAGTAGCGCCTGCTGCAATGCCGTCTAGCTTTGTATTATCAGCAGAAGTAAAGTTGATTTGGGTTAACCCGCCATCTCCGACACTATAGGTTGTGTTGGGTGGCGTAGCCCAAGTAAACGTACCGTCAGCATCTGATCTTAGATATTGTGACGTAGTGCCGTTGCCTGTGACTTTGAGATTGTCAGCGTCAACTACATTGGATGCTATAGTCAAAGCACCGGAGCCAGTTACTTCACCTGTGTGGGTGGCGTTACCCACTGTATTTGTAGCGCCTGCTGCAATGCCGTCTAGCTTGGCTCCATCTACGGACACGTTACGCCCGTCAAATGTGGAGCTAGTTGTAACCGCGCCAGTTAACGCGCCGCCAGCTTTAGGTAAAGCATTAGAAGCTAAAGTACCTTGAGCTGATGTTGCAAACGATGCACTACTTAGCCCATCCAACAAATCAGCATCTAGACCGGAGCCTGCACCATCAACAGTCTTAATAGCTGTTAGTATCTGGGCAGCGGTCTGATCTGTTGTAGCCCCTGCTTCAATGCCATCCAGCTTGGCGCCATCGGTAGCAACGTCGCGTCCATCAAAAGTTGAGTTGGTTGTCACTGCACCCGTTAAAGCGCCACCAGATTTTGGTAGCGCATTATCTGCTGTAGTGCCTTGAGTGGACGTAGCGTAGTCAGAAGAGCTAAATGCCTTGACCTGTGCTAAGTTGGTAACCTCACTATCCATCAAAGCGCCAGCCGAAGTTACGTTGGCTGTGTCAGTTACATTTGCCGATGCCTCAATACCATCCAGCTTTGTATTATCAGCAGAAGTAAAGTTTATCTGAGAAAGTCCACCATCACCAACGCTATAGGTAGTGTTAGGTGGTGTAACCCAACTGAACGTACCATCGCCATCTGATCGTAAATACTGAGAAGTTGTGCCGTTTCCGGTTACCTTTAAGTTGCCAGCGTCAACAACGTCAGCAGCTATAGTCAAAGCACCGGAGCCGGTTACTTCACCCGTGTGTGTAGCGTTTCCAACTGTGTTAGTAGCGCCTGTTGCAATGCCGTCTAGCTTTGCACCATCTACAGATACATCACGCCCATCAAATGTTGAGCTAGTCGTTACGGCACCCGTTAAAGCGCCTCCAACTTTTGGTAAGGCCGCATCAGCAGTGGTGCCTTGAGCAGCCGTGGCGTAGTCAGCGGAGCTAAACGTCTTGACTTGTGCTAAGTTGGTAACCTCACTATCCATCAAAGCGCCAGCAGATGTCACGTTAGTTGTATCAGTTACGTCAGCGGATGCTTCTATCCCTGACAGCTTGGTTTGCTCTGCATCGCTAAACTCGTTTGTATTAGCGTTGCTTTCATAGGCTGTCTTAATCTGGGCAGCGGTCTGGTCCGCAGTCGCACCAGTTTCGATGCCATCCAGCTTACCGCCGTCTACGGACACGTCACGCCCATCGAACGTGGAGCTAGTCGTTACGGCACCCGTTAAAGCGCCACCAGATTTTGGTAAAGCGTTCGTTGCAAGTGTGCCTTGAGCGGCTGTAGCATAGGCAGTGGTGTCGAATGCTTTTACTTGGGCAAGGTTCGCCACTTCGCTGTCCATTAAAGCGCCAGCAGCGGTCACATTGGTTGCGTCTGTAACGTCTGCCCCGTCTTCTACATTTAACGCAGATAAAAGCGCACTCTTGGTTATTGACCCGCTTAAACCTACAACCGACTGGACGGCGTCTGTTTGATCGTGCTTTGACCAGTTGCCCGAATATGTTGTGGCAGATGCGTTGTCGGTTGTCGCAATAATATTATCGCCAATAGCAAATGTTATGCCGTTGACTGTCCCGGCACCCGAAACGTAATAGAACCAACCAGTTTGCGCTGCGCCAGAGCCGGGGAAACTACCCGAGGCCGCTGACCAATCGCCCTTGTAGACCATACCGTTGGCTAGGGCCGCAATATCAATTTCCATTTGGTCTAGGCTTACCGCCTGCGTGACCGTAATGTAATCTAGCTTGGTGCCATCCGCAGCAACGTCCCGGCCATCAAATGTGGAGCTAGTTGTAATCGCACCCGTCATTGCTCCGCCAGCTTTTGGTAAAGCTGCGTCAGCAGTAGAGCCTTGTGCGGCTGTAGCATAATCTGCGCTGCTAAATGCTTTTACTTCAGCAAGGTTAGTAACCTCACTATCCATTAATGCCCCGGCGACGGTGACATTAGTCGCATCAGTTACGTCTGCGTTTGTTTCAACGGTATCCAACTTGGTGCCGTCTGCGGCAACGTCCCTACCATCGACCGTGCCAGTAACACCGAGGCTGGTGACGGACACGTTACCAAGCGTGGCATTGTCATTGGGCTGCACAGAGCTATTAGCCAATGTGCCTTGCGCTGCTGTAGCATAGTCGGCACTGCTGAATGCCTTGACTTGGGCGAGGTTAGTGACCTCACTATCCATCAATGCTCCAGCCGCAGTGACATTAGTTGCATCAGTTACGTCAGCAGATGCCTCTATCCCTGACAGCTTAGTAAACTGAGCGTCAGTGAAGGCGTTGGCTTCTGCTTGATATGCAGTTTTAATCTGTGCGCCCGTTTGGTCCGCAGTCGCACCAGTTTCGATGCCATCCAGCTTACTGCCATCTGTGGAGACATCACGCCCGTCAAAGGTTGAGCTAGTTGTAATAGCACCAGTTATTGCTCCGCCAGCTTTAGGCAGTGCATTATCTGCAGTGGTGCCTTGTGCGGCTGTAGCATAGGCTGTTGCCGCTGTAGTAGCCGCAGTTCCAAGGCCAAGGTTCGTTCTGGCCGTGCTTGCGCTGGCTAAGTCTGACAGGTTGTTGGCTGGCTGTAGAATATCCTCCGCCGCAACGCCCACAAAGACCACCGCAGAGCCAGTTAAGTTAATCGCGGCGTCCGCATTGCTGCTTTCGATTACAGTGCGTGTAAGGGTCGTCCCAGACGCCGTGTAGGTGCCTGTGCCGATCTCCCAGTTATCCCCGTCCTCAATAACGTATCGAACAACGTCAGCGTTTGCCACTCCGGCGGCAGCAAAGGTTTGATAGCCACTCTCAGCGGAGCCGAGGGTAATTGTGCCAGTGCCAGTCGTGGCAGTAGCGACTTTGGCTCTATTTACGAGAGTGACCATTTATATATCCTTTAGACTGGAGCGTTCAATATAACTTAAGCTGGGTCAGGTATACCGATAGCAACAGAAGACAACGTAAACGTGTTGCCTGAGGTAACCGCTTGGGATGCTGTTAGTGTGCTTGTGGCAAGCAGTCTGGTGTTCCCGGTATCGACTATAGCATAGTGGGTTGCTGTACCTGTACCTGTAACTGAGCCATCTGTGATAGCTGCAACGACAACCTCACGTCCACCACCTGAACGGTCAGCGGGTGCTCCAACGGAAAGGCTGGTGCTATTTCCCAAAGCGTAGGTTGCATTGGCTTCAGTGTAGGTTGTAGCCTCTTGTGAAGTAATTAAGATTTTATTTGCTTCGGTGTCAAGAACGGTCAATCCGTTGTCAAGCACCCTGTTGTCTAGTGTAGCCATGATTATTTATCTTCCTGTACAGGTTCTGGTTGATTTTGACCCGCGTCTGGATCATAGTTTAATTCAGCAATGTCCATAAGGTCACTGATGACCTCTGGGTGAGATGACACATCAATACCTGCACCATTAAGGTTACGAAGGAAGGAAGCAATCTCACGTAGATCATGTGGAGCAACATCACCAGCTTCAATAGTTGGCATCAGGTCATAATTCAGACCGTTCAACTGCCAGAGACGCTCTACCAACTGTTTGTTGAGAACATCAACGATAGCTTGAATGTAACTCTCAAGCGCACGGAGGAACAGGTCTGTCTTCGACTTGGAGAGAGCGTAGGAACCCCCAGAGGAACCAAGCAGAAGAAACTCAGAAAGTACACTACGAGCAATATCATGCTGGTAACGACTGACGATGGGATTAATGTCTATATTACGTTTACCATTGGAAGCCATAAGCTCAATGTCAACTAATCTAGTGGAGGAAGGTGCCCCATCTTTATCGGGGTAGGTGTCGGAAGGCAGTATAATGTAGCCTTGCTCGTTGAACTTAACGTCTCGTAGGATTTGCTGCAAGTTATTGACAAATCCCGACTGGGCAACAGAAGCATCCCCAGAGAGATACTCAGCAGGAATACGAGCAATGGGAATACCCGCCAACTCACGTTCAACTGCGATAGCTTCGATGGCTTGTATATTATTAAGATACTCGTAAGAAGTATAAGCGTTACGAAGGATAGACCGACCACTTGGGTCACCGTTAAGGGAAGTAGTTCTATAATAGATAGACTTATTGACGGGAATGTAGTTACTGCCATTCATAATCCCCACTGATTGTTCAATACCTAAGACATCACCAGTCTTCTGGTCAACATCAAACTTATTGATAGTCCAAGGAGCACGAGAAGCAATCTTACGTACACCAATACGTCCATCTGTATACTTAGAGTGTTTCTTGTCTGATCTCTCAGTTGGGCCAACACGCCTCTTGTAGACAACCTCGAACCAACCAAAGCCATACGACAGAAACGACAATGCTTCAGCAACATGATCGTCTAGTGTATGATCCATGTCATTAAGGACACTCTTAACGAAGTCAGCCTCTACCTTAGCTGCATCACTGTCGTCTACAGGCTTAACGTGTAAGTCTACATCACGAAGGATTTGCTCAACAGAATACATGACAGCACCAATGGTGGCATCATTGTCACGCATCTCACGATACTTTCGTATGGCTTTCTTGCCACGAAGTTCAGGTAGAAACTCATCAGCACGGATTTGACCGTTATGTGTGTTATCGCCAGCAATACCAAGGGTTGCCTTAGCTTTGGCTTCTGAGAGCTTCTTAACCATGAGATAGGTTCCAATATTATTTCTGTGAAAGTCCCTTAGCACTTGAGTAAGCGAGGGTCAGTTTGGGTTTAGCGTATCCGTTAAGAGAAAGGTCTGTAATTGCCCATACCATTGCATCAAGGCGGTCAGGAGAGCCAATTCGACCTAGTGGCTCCCACGTTCTCATCTGTGTCTCAAGTTCATTTAAGGAAGCACCATCAGGAGGATTAGAGACATGCTTTACAAGCCCCCTCTCGTATAATGCTGATACTGGTTCCGCTCTAGCGTACTTACCACGAGATGCCCTTACAGCCCTGTAGGAGACGCTATCGTCTTCACCATGTATCGTCTGCTTAACCATGTCACCACCTTGGTTAACTTCCGCTACAATACGGTCAGCTTGGTAATGGTGGTACAGTTGAATAGCTTTGTTAGCCCAACCCTGTGGGGACAGTCTATCGGTATAGTCACCTAAGACATAGGCAATACCATTAATGTCAATCCCAGCTACAACAATACCTGTCATATCACTCTCAGCATTAGAGGTAACAGCAGGGTCAAGTGCAACGACAATACGGACTAAGTCTGGTAGATCATCATGCTTAATTGCACAGTCATCTAGCATAACTGTAGTCCATAAGGCTCCTTGAGCTTCTTCTAGGACTTCAGCATAAAGCTCCTGCCTACCTAGCCTAGTTCCCTCGTACTGTTCTTTAACAGCAGTGAGGTAAGTGCCAGCCAAGTTAGCGGAGTTATCAAAAGTTGACCCAGTTGTAACGACAGTCTTAGGGTCTTTGAGGATCTGCCTAATTAGTTTAGTGGGCTTAGGTGTAGTCGTAACCATAATACGAGGGTGTTTACCGAGACGCATACAGAACTGTAGCATCTGCCAAGTGTCTATGTCTTTGTTCCAAGCAGCAGTCTCATCACACCAAGCTAACTCAAACTGAGGACCACGTAAACGCTCAGGTTCCTCCGCAGAGAAGAACTGTACTTGCGCCCCATTGTCCCATGTAAGTGTACGCTTAGTTGGTGACCACTCAGGGAAACCCATCTTCTTGCCTTTGTGGGTCTTGTCACCCTTCCAGCATACCGATAGGAAACCAGATTCACCCTTAACCATCACTCGTTCAATATCTGAGTTAGTAGAGGCTACAGCAGCTATACGCTTAATACCACACTTGACTTGCTCTCGTACCCACTCAACACCTGATCTAGTCTTACCGAAGCCACGACCAGCATTGATGAACCATGTGTTCCACTCAGTACCCTCAGGTTGTAGCTGATTGTCTCTAGCCCAGAACATCCAGTCATGCTTAAGCTCATCAGTCTTCTGTGGGCCTAGCTGCTCAAAGAGTTCCTTAACCTTGCTCTGCGGCAGTCCCCTCAGGGCATCGGCAGATATCTTCCTTGCCACAGGCACAGGTGGTTGCTTCTTCTTCGGGGGCATCGTTATTATATCCTAGTAGTGACATGAGTGTGTCTGTAGCACTCTCGTCTAGGTCAGGGTCAACCTCTTGCTCAACCTCATTAACAGTGTGTGTAGGTGACCAACCACCCTTAGACCGTAAGAATAACTCTTGAGACTTAAAGTCACCATCAAGAGCTTGGTCGATGACCTTACGTCCAACTGCACCATTGATCTTAGCTCTCTCCAGTTCAATGTAGCTGCCATATATCTTGTACATAGTAGACAGAGACTTTGGTGCATTCTGTAAATGCTGCATAGAAGCAATCATCTGACGAATAGCTATACCACCTTGGATACACTCCAAGATGTGCTTCTCTACTGTTTTACTATAAGGGAGTGCTTCTGCCATAAGAGTGTTCCTGCCCTACGGGCTTAACTGCAACATAAGAATTACTAGAGTGGGTAATAAATATTCCTCCCCTGATACATCGGCAAGACCTCATCTTCAAGTTTTACCACAGTAAGGTTTGTCTTGGTTGAATTAGGGGAGGTAGAGATACTTAAGTATACCTTAAGATCAACTAGGAAGAATTATCTTATTAGAATTACTGTAACAGGTTTATCTATTACAAATTCCTACCAAGTTGATCTGTAGTATTAGTTGTTAGTAAATACATTAAGTAACCTATACTATATTATATACACTTATTTTTGATTTGCGCAAGTAAAAACTTTCACTTTATGCAAACTATTTTACAAGAGGCTGTTATCTAATGATTCTTTTTTGTGGTATTTGCAGCGTATCTTAGGGTATTTTGCAGTTATTCGTAGGCGGAAATCCGCTGGTTGGGGAGATGGGGTGTCTCCTTGGTTGGTCTTAGGGATTCTACGAAGCGATGCCCTTAGGGTTAGGGGTAGGCCAAAAGTAATTTCTTGTTTTGGATTCATGTGGGGTTAACGGCCCCGCCCGAATCACTCGCGTATAATCTGGAGGGTCCCAATGGAAATGTCAAGCCCCCTGATGATCACGAATTGTTACAGTTTGTTACATTAACGTGAACAAAAGTAGTTTAATGTTAAACTATTATTTAACAATGGTATGCAAGAGTAGTTTAATGTTAAACTATTATTTAATCGTGCGATATGCAAAAAGAATCCTTGCGCGAGGATAAGAGATTCGCCTCACAACTAATAACGATTCGCGGTATGTTATATTGTAACAACTAAGAACTGAACGATCGTTCAACCATTGCCAAACCATTGGCACACAACAAAAGACCCCGCCTAAGCGGAGTCCAGTGTTTTATAATGGTGAGACTCTGGAATCTATATCGGCATATAGGTGTTAGTGTCAGAGCGCCATAACGCGGGTTCAAATTCCAGATTCTTATACCGCTTAGACAATGACTCCGCCAATTCTATTGCATGGGATTCGCTTACAGCATTGCGCCAATGATGTGCCTTGATAGCCTCTCTTGCGTAAGTGTAGACTCTATATTCGGTTTTAATATTCATTATATAATCCCCCATTGCTTGCGCCATACTGTCCACGTTATCGCTTGCAATTCGTATGGCTTAAGTTTGCGACGCTTGCCATTGTCGACGATTGTGCAACGCTTAGACGCTGCTACATAGGCTTGCACAAGCTCTTTGTATTCGCGCTTGCCAATATTGGTTCTATCGTCTGTTAATCCTATGCGCTCGTTATATGCTATGTTGCGCGCATGACCATCTATACAGCAAGAGTCTTGATCCATGATACATTCATAAAAGGATATTATCTTTTGACCATTCAACATACGCATAATGGACTCGTTATCGCTTGGCATTGTTTCAAGTATGTCCCAAGCCTTTTGTTTCATGGTGTGATAAGTGGACACCTTGACCGACTCCATTGTGTCACCATACATGAAAGCGCCAATAAGGTCATTAGCGTTGGCAATATTGCGAGACCACTTATTGTTTGGCGATAGGGCGGCAACAACACCGACAACGATATTGAGCGGCATACAATGCGACTCTGCTATATCTAAGCAATTCTGTTGTGCATGAGCGTACCATTCAACGCCATGTCGTATGTCGTGTGGTGTCGCTTTTAAGCGCATTGCAATTATGTTTTTGATTAGGCTTTCCATTATTTTGACTCCCAATAGTAACCACCGAGTCCATCAACATAGAATAGGACTCCTGTATCGTTAAATTCAATAAATTGCCCTAGGGCGAAACAAGTTAAACCAAAATAAGCAAGCAGTACGAGCTTGCCGCAAGTATTTAACAACGGTTTTGGCGTTGGTTTAGTTTGGCGGTAATAGGTTGGATATTCCATTAGTTTGATCCTTTATCGGTGTTAACTTGTAAAATCTTTATGAGGCGATTCGCCCGATATTGCAAGCTCTAAAATCATTCTATTAAATAAAACATATAATAATAGAACGGGCGCTCGCGTTACTTATTAGCAAGTGATTCGTCAAATGGTATTTTTGGGCTTGACCGAATCATTGTAAAAATGCCACGTTACTCAAATGTCACATTGTAAAAATATCACACACACAAAAAATCGTAACTGTTGCGAATCTGTCACTATGGCAAAAATGTCACACCTGTTGCAAATATGTTTTGTCAAGTGTTGCAAAAATGTTTTACCGAATCAGTTGCAAAAATGTCACTGTGACCA